CTTTATTTGCCGTCTTGTTAGTTCGGCGTTATTGAATTAGCCACTGGACTCGTGACTATATTACGAGCGGTCTCCCGGTGCCGCCTGTCGCAATGCGTAGAGGGTTAAATCGAAGAGCGACTTCTGCTTAGTGAGTAAAATGATTTCCCACTTGTTCGGAGTACTATTTGTAGGGCAGGATTAGGGATTATTTCGTTGGCATGCTACGTTAAATCGGCCGACATTCTTATAGATCATTGACTCTAACTAGCAAGAAACCAATTTTGTTTTAGTTAGTGACTTCAATTACGACACAGCGGTACGCATTGTCGGTTGTAGTGCATATGTGCACCATTTGTTTTGAACTATCACTTTCTTAGCACGGTTCGTCACCTTGCTCGATATTTTAGATATCCTTGATTAGGCGGTTGTTAATCCGCTGGCACGTTGCTACTTTTGGTGGAGTAGTTTCGTCCCGTTGGAAGCACGGGTTGTACACACCAAATTTCGATCGGAAACGGTCTTAACTGGGTTAGTTGCCCACCAAACCACTCATGGATAAACACACTCTTTTTAAAACGGTTACGAAGTCTGGAGAGCAGAAGCGAGTAGAGCGAGACCAGCATCAGGTACGATGCGCGGCTGCCCGTTATAAGGCACTGCGCAAGATGATACCGAAGCGGTTGAGAGAACGCGAGATTGAGCGAGCTAGAGCTACTAAAGAGTTTGTCCATGAGTTTTCTGCACGTGAGGATGTGACTGAGAGCACAGACTGTACACACGAGCAGGCGCCAGGAGGCGCAGAAATTATCAAAGAGCAGGGTATGCTTGCCAATGCGGCTGTTGCCGCTGCGGGAGCAGCATCTTGCGCTCTGATTCAGACGGTTCGAGGCCTGGTCAGTAATACTAACAAGGTGGTTGAGAAATCTGAGACCTTGGTTGAGAAGGTGCATTCAGCCCTTGAGAACTTCGCCAAGTCCGTTAAGGATTTGGTTGGAGGCTTCTGGGTTGTTCCTGTTGCCATTGTGGCACATTATTTGTTGACGAAGTTGATTGATATCCCTTTGCTACCATTTTTATCTGGCCTTTTCTTGGCTAGATTGTTTGGCGTGCAGGTTTGGGAACAGCTTAAGGGGCATTTTGGTGCCGCAGAGCAGTCTGGGGACAGTGTATGCAGTTTCGGTGCCTTGTTATGTGCAGCGGTTGCAGCTGTTTGCGTTCCACCAAAGAGCGCTAGCTTTGTGACCGGTGAGCTTATCAAGCGTATGGGTTCTTACCCACGGGCTAAAGAAGGCTTTGAAGTCTTCTTTAAGGACGCAATGAAATTTGCTGAGAATCTCATCAATAAGGTTCTTGGCCTGTTTTCTGAAAAAGAAGTCAAGTGGGTTGGTGAGTCTGAGCGCATGGTTTCACAGTTTGTTTCTAAGGTTGATTCCTTTGAGAGCTTAGTTCGCTGCCAGGCGGACAAGGTGTCCCTTGAGGATGTCTTGGCGGCTGTTGACATGCAGCTCGTCGCCATTGGTTTGAAGACGACTGTGCGAGATCCGCAAGGACTCATACGCATTGAGAGAGCTTTGTCTCGCCTTAGTGTGTTGTTAGTGCCTTATCAGGGAGCTATTACCGCAGCTCGTAACTTTCGGCCTGAGCCCACTTTCGTGTGCTTTTACGGGAAGTCAGCTGTTGGGAAAACTACTTTGGTGACCAAGTTGGCCATCACCATTCTGGTGAAGTCTGGTTTGTGCAGGCCTGATGATGCTTTGCGCAACCTTTGGCAGAAAGGCAACACAGAGTATTGGAATGGTTATGTCAACCAGAAGTGTTTGATCATGGACGATTGCTTTCAGGTCAAACCTGTTAAGGGTGAGACTGACAATGAGTATATGAATGTGATTCGTATGATTGGCAACTGGGCTTATGCCCTGAATTTTGCCGACCTTGAGAGCAAGGGTAAGTTTTATTTTGACACACCCTTAGTGATTGGTACGACCAACTGCGCTGATGTCTACCACATTGCTGACGCGATCATTAATGATCCCGGTGCTGTCGTCCGTCGTATAAAACACGCTTATCAAGTTGTTGTTTCCCCGGATTATTTGACCTCCGAGAACAAGCTTGATTACCGGCGTGTGGCCTCGGAGTTTGCCGAGAACATACGCTTATTCGAGGAACGTCATGGTGGTCAACCGGCCGACATGGCTGACGTGATGGACATGTATCCTTGGGAGGCGTGGACGTTGATCGCCCATGATTTTTCTACTGGTTTGAGAGCCGGTGGTGAAAGGCCCGTACGCGGATTGATTGACGAGATTGTTGATGGTATCAAGTTGGCCAGGGATAGCCACAACCAGGAGATTGCTAACCAGGAAAAGTTTTTGCGCCATTTGGCTGCAGCAAAACCTGTTTCGACCGAGGATGTTGTCTTGCAGAGTGGCCTTGGCGGCCAGTCTAGCGTTGAGGATAGTTTCTCCACGCCCGAGATTGGTGATGCCCGTGAAAGCCTTCCTTATTTGCCATTTTCCTCTAAGCCGCCTGAGGGTTTCGATCTTCTTGAGCTTAATGAGAGAGATCGTAAGGGCTATAAGCAAGCACGGTATTTGAACCGTTGCAACGAGAAAGCTGAGCATTGGAGAGTTGGCAATTACTCGAAGCTGGGGGATCATATTCGCCATTTTTGGGCATGTGCCAACAGCGGTTTGGCCCGTTTTGTTTTTGGGGTTGATGACAGCCCCACTTACAAACTTCTTACTGGTGGTGCTATATGGCTGGCAACCTTTGCGCTGACCATCGGCGTTGTTAAGGCTGTGACCCACATGGTTTCTAGCCTTCTACGCAAGGTCAGGGGCACACCCCGTGGTGAACCCCAGAGTAATATCAAAAGCTCTGAGAATGCCCCGAAGAAGGTCTATTTCAAGCCCAAGATCACAAAGCAGAATGGTGGTATGACAGGTTCTTTGGAGACCAATCACGACATTGTTTACAAAAACTCTTACAAGATGATTGTGCGTGGAGTTAAGGAAACTTACGTCGTTGGACAAGTGCTTTTTGTTGAGGGACGTGTCGCCTTGATGCCATTTCATTTTCTCCGACAGCTGTGGGAGAAGCACGAGTCAGGCGATGTGATTGACGGAAGCATTGTCGAGCTGATACACGCTGGTAGTAACCACCGAATCAATTTGACGGCTTTGGCGCTCCTTGACGCAACACACGTGAAGGGCGATGGTATGGACGCTTGTTTTGTAGAATTCCCTAAGGGATCTATACAAGCGCGCCGTACTATCACACAGCATTTTCTAACGGCCGAACAGTACAATAGCGCCATCAAGGCGAAACCTGGTGTACGCTTGGACGTGTTGGATGAGAGCCCTATCAAGGGTGAGGAAGGCGTTTTTATACGCCGCACGTTTGATTCTAACTCGTTTGAGTTTATGCCCAAGCTGATGTCAGGTGGTTACGAGAATGAGCAGGTGCTCAAGTATTCCATGCCCACGAAAGAGGGTTATTGCGGTGCTCCATTGATGATATCCAACAACAAGCATTATGGTTCTGCTTGTTGTCTTGGTATGCACGTGGCTGGTTCCAGTGGGTTTTATACCCGATATGGGTACGCCAATGTCATAACCCGGGAGATAGTGAAGGCTGCTTTGGAGGCTATTGCCGATTACAAAGACGAGTTTTTCGAGGATTGTGAGGCACGTGGACATCCTGTTCAAGCAGAGTCTGGCTTTATACCAAGCTTCATCAAGGGCAGCTTTTGCTACCTTGGTAAAGTGGACAAGCCCGTGTCACTGAACCCGAAAACAAAGTTGAAGCTGTCACCTGTTGGTGAGATTCAGGCCTTTGGTGTCCAGGATGGCGCTCCGGCGCGTCTTAGACCGTTCTTTGTTGACGGGGAGCTTGTGTCCCCTATGGATTGTGGGCTGGAGGGTTATTCCTCCGAGCATACCTATAAACAGTTGCCGGATATGGACGCTATTGTGTCTCTTGCTACTAAGCCTTTTCGCGAGGCATCGATTTCTGATTATCGCGGTATCCTTACGAAGGAGGAGGCTGTTGTTGGCATTGAAGGCATGAAGTTGAAGCCCATTGCTCGTTCTAAGTCAGCCGGTTATCCTTACAATGTGAGGGTGAAAGGCGGAAAGAAGGAGTTCTTCGGGGACGGGGACGAGTTTACCTTTGATTCGGAGATGTGCCGAGAGCTGTTTGAGCGTGTCGACTACGTTGTCTCTAAGGCTGGTGACGGTGTGCGGGTTTCGCACATCTTTACTGATTTCCTTAAAGACGAGATTCGACCCATGCGCAAAGTAGAGACAGGCGCTACCCGTATTATAAGCGGGTGTCCCTTGGACTTGGTTGTCGCGGTGCGTATGTATTTTGGAGCTTTCATGGCTTCAATGTTTAAGCACCACACTCGCTCTGGCATGTGCCCAGGCATCAATCCCTATAATGAGTGGTTTGAGCTTGGTAGCCGCCTGTCATCTAAGGGTGATAAGGTATTTGACGGTGACTTCAAGGGCTTTGACAAAGGCGAGCAACCTTGGGTCCACCATGCCATACTGGATTTTATCCAGCAGTGGTATGGGGGTTCTGAGGTGGAAGCCCGTATTAGGTCCATTTTGTGGTTAGAGTTGATACACTCCCGCCATTTGGGCGGAGATGGTACGTGCCAGCAGCACGTTTATCAGTGGAATAAGTGTATGCCCAGCGGGCATCCTTTAACCACGCCCGTGAACTCTTTGTATTCTTTGATTACGTTGACCGCTTGCTATGTTCGCGCTACGCGCGACTATACTGGCATGTGGTCTCATGTATACATTGGCACGTTTGGTGATGATAACATTACGAATGTGTCTGACTCGGTGGCTGAAGTCTTTAATCAGGTCACCGTTGCCAGTATGATGCAGGAGTTGTTTGGGTTGGAATATACCTCGGGCAACAAGACAGGTCAGTTGGTTCCATATACAACATTGGACCAGTGTACCTTCTTGAAACGTCGTTTTGTGCGCGACAAGGAAGGCACGGGTGGCTGGATTGCGCCCTTGGAACTTGGTAGTGTGCTGTATCGCACCTACTATTTCAAGAACGCCCGCGACCCTTGGTCGGACATTTTGC